ACTTTTGTTCTTGTATGGTTCCATACTCCTTCAAATAGTCTGTCATGGCAAGCAATTCCTCCTTCAAGGCTTCCTTGTTGGCATCCTCGATGGCTTTGGCTCGGCTTTTCTCGTTCAGGGCGTTAGCCTCGTTTATGGCATCCGTCTGTTCCTTGGTCAGCCCATTCGCCTCTGTCGCAATGCCTGCTTCCTTGTTATCTCGTTTCCATGCCGTTTCTTGCTTGCTTATTTCGGCCTTCCGTGCCTGATAGTCGTTTTCTATCTGGCGAAGCTTCTTCTCCAAGCCTTCTTGCATGGTGTCAATTTCTTCCTCGTCATTCTTGCGTTGCAGCGCCGCCATTTCCTGACCCACCTTTTCCTTCACCTGCTTACGGTGTTCTTCCGCTGCCTCTTCCTTGGCTCTTGCCGCTTCGGCCTTGGCTGCATCCTTTTCAGACCTTTCGCTGTCTTTGTCTGTACCGGCTCTGCGCGAATCATATTCCTTTTTGGCAAGTTCCACCTTTTCTTTCAGTTCCTTTGCTTTCCTGTCATATTCTTCCTTGGTCAGGTTGTTCGAGCCGTTTCTGATGAAGTCGTTATATTCCTTCAAGGCTGTTTGGTAAGCCTTCTTGGCGGCTGCACCCCAATCGCTGCTCGTTTTTCTTGGCTCGTTACGGCGGTTTTTCTCTGATTTCAGTTTGTTCAACTGATATTGCAGTTCATCCTTGGTGTAGGTGCCACGGATGTTTTTTCCGTCATTGGTGGTATAGCCATACTTGTGTCCAGACATATTCATCTGGGCTATGAGGTTCTCACGCTCCTTTATCTGTTTCTTCAGGTCGTTGTTGCTGACACCGGTGAGGTTCTCAAAGTAGGCATTCACAGCGTCCTTGCGCACTTGCTTGTTAAGGTTCTGCTGACGTTGTCGAAGACTCTTGAGCTCGGCTTCCTCACCACGGCTCAAACCGCCAACTCTGTGATACGAACCATAACTAAATTTCCACCGCTCTGTCTTCTGCTTGGCTTCAAGTTCTTTTATGCGCTTGTTTACGTTGGCAAGTTCATTCTTTGGCTTGGTGATGCTTTGCCCTGCTTCCAGTTCAGCAATCTCCTGCTTTATTTTCTTGATGTTTTTCAGTTTCTCATATTCCGTATCATACTTGGCAAAGATGGAAGGGTACTTTTGCTCGAGCCTGTTCAGTGCCTCGCGTCTGGTGTCGGTGCTGAGGGCTTCGTCACCAGCAATGGAGCACAGTTCTTCCATCTTGCGCTTGTGTTCTTCCTCGGCCTCTATCACTTTTTGCTTTTGTGTCTCATACGCTTCATCTGCTGCCTGAATCAGTTCCGTCTCTGTCTTCATGCTTATCATCACGGCCACCACTCCGGCAATGGCTGTGGCTACCAATACGTATGGGTTGCTGAGCATTGTGGCGTTTAGGAGTTTCTGAGCTTTCTCCACCATGACAACCCAGCCATGGTGTATGGCTTCCGCTGCTGTCATCGCACCTATGCTTGACGTTGTCAGACTGTGAACCGCTGCAATGGTCAGGCAAGCTGTGCGGTATGTGCCATATGTCGCGACAAGTCCCATCAGCACACGCCCGAATTGCTCATAATGCTCAACCATATAGGAAACACCGCTTAGCGTTGTGTTTATCATGCCCTCGCTTTGTTTGCCTATGTCGTTAAACATGGTAGCAATAGCGTCCTCAATGTTGCTTATCTGGCCTGTAATGGTCTTGCTCTGTTCCTCCATCATGCCGCCAAACTTGCTGCCTTCGCCGGTAAGGTTTTCAATGACCTTCTGCACTTCGGGGAATCCTACCTTGCCTGCTTCTACCAGCTCTTTCACCTTGCTCTCTGCCACACCAAACACCTTGGCAAGTTCCTGAATCATTGGAATGCCACGACCGGTGAACTGATTCAAGTCTTCGGTGTATAGTCTGCCCTGGTTCATTGTCGTGCCATACAGATACACAAGATCGTTCAATGGCATGCTTAGACCTGAAGCGATGTCGCCCAGTCGGGTCAACGTCTCATTCACGTTCTCTGCCTTCAGACCGTATGCTAAGAGCTGCTTTGCGCCTTGGGCCACGCTCTCCAGGTCAAAGGGGGTTATGGCTGCCGTACGCACAAGTTGGGCCATCAGGGCATCTGCCTTGTCGGCACTCCCAAGCATGGTGTTAAATGCTACCTCCAACTGTTGGAACTGGCCTCTGACGTTAGCAACTTCCGAGACGAGCCCTTTCATCGAAAAGGCCATGCCAAGACCCATGAGCGACTGTCTCACCCTGTTGCTCATGTTCTCCAGGCCGCTCAAGCCTTTCTTCGCTTCAGCGGTGCTACCCTTCAAGGCATCCATTTTCTTGTTTACCCTGTCAAGTCCACCGCTGATGCGGTCCAGAAGTTCTATTTCTATTGCTACCGTCTTGCCGTTGCTCATTTCAGTTTACTTTGAAAAAATCCTACAATGTCGTCGGCTTCCTCCATGGCGCTTCTTTCGTCCTTGGGCTTGCCGTTCTTTTTCTTGCTTACATAATGTGGGGCATCGCTCAGCATCATGATCAAGGTCTGATAGTTCACTCCGTTCAGGATGTAGTCTACGCTCCAACCCGTCTCGCTTGCTATCTGCCACACAAAACCGAAAGGGCTATGGGAGCCTTCATAGTCGCTCGTTAACTCCCTTTCGTCTTTTGGCTCTTCCTCAGCTTCATCGGATTCACCGCTTCTGCCGATTTGATAATATCTGTAAAACTGTCTGTCCCCATCAGACCGACAAATTTCTTTGTCACGCTGACAAGATACTTGTTTTCCATCCAGTTCCTCACAGCCCATGCCGTTAGCCCTACTAACAAATTTCGGCTTATCCAGCCACGGCAAAGGGTGTAAGCTATCATGCGGCTGATCTTCTTGCCATGATCGGCAACAAACCTCATTTCTTCCTCCTTCGAGAAATGCCACATTTCTTCACTCGTCACGCCCATTGCCAACCATTCCCTCGCTATTCTGATTTGGCCTGCCAAAGTCGGTCGGCGCATGGTCACACGCAAATGTATGCTCTTTTTAAAAAAAGGAAGGTGCAACTCCTTCAAGGGCACTGAAAGACCAGTGTCCAATAAAGCTTCCGCACCTTCCTTTTCTATTTGTCTGATGGTCTTCTCATCCATACACTATTCCTTCACGCGGTTTGCCTACTTTCCTGGACCTCCTGCTGCCTTTGTGTCCGACACTTCGTAGGGGGCGCTGCCGTCTCCTGGGGCGTTCACCGTCAACTGACACTCCATCTTCGACACTTCCGTCAGCGTCAGCTTGCCGCCGAGGTTGGCCATGAGCGTCGCGCTCGGTATCGTCACCGTCTGGCCGCTCTTCAGCTCTATCTCACACTTGTCGCGCAGTTCAACAAGGTCGGTCGGGGCTTTCCAGCCAGTATACGCACCCGTAGTTCCTACAAGTGTGCCGCCAAGGGCCAGCTGAAGGTTCTCATAGTCCAGCTGGATCAGGTTAAACGTCGGCGCTATCGTGCCGTTCTTCGTCACAAGAGTCAGAACCGGAGCGCCTACAACCTGCTCTGCCTCTACGTCCACTTTCTCTGGCTTGGAGCCGCCCCAGTCCCAGCTGCCCTTCTCTATATAGCCCAGAGTCTTCTCACCAAACTTCACGGCGCCTATGCCGTACATGAATTTCTTATCCATTCTTCTTTCTTGTTTTGATTGTGATTATTATTATGCCAGACACCAGTCCGGCAATAAAACTGAATATTGCCTCTTTAACAGGGTTCGAACACTGTTCTTTCGCTGTTTTAATGCTGTTCGAGAGCTCTGTGTTTTGCCTTGCCAGCTTCTTGTTTTGTTCCTCATAATAGAGACACATCACTTGCAGGCTGTCACATGTGGCATCAATGTATATCACATCTTTGCCATCCTCCTTTCCTACGCTTGCCTTCACGTTGGCACGACCTTGCTTCTTCACAAAGGAGGCACCAGACGGCATACTGCCTATGCTGTCAAGGGGTATTGTCAGATGCACCCGCTCTTGCGCCACCTTTTCCGTCCACATTATCTTTGTCGTGGTCTGCTTGCTTTCGGCGCTGTCCTTTGCCACCTTTTCCTCTGCCTGAGTTGTCATCGTCTTCGTCGAGCGACAGCTCGCTGCTGACAGGACAACTGTTCCGATGAGGACATAGCTTGATAGCCTCGATTGCACGACTGAGACGATTGATCGAAAGACGGATCCTGTGGTTCTCTGCAGTAAGACCTTCAACGATCTTTGTAATGTCTTCATATTTCTGTTGAGTTTCCAACAGCACCTTTGAAATGTCTTCATACATGCCTTTGTATGTGTCATGCACGACCTTGGCATTCTTGGCTTTGTTGGCGTTTCTGTTGGCAAACCAAACGATGGCAGCACCTATGCCGCCCGAGGGTATTGCCCATTGGATGAATTGCAGTAGAATGTCTGCCATCGTTATCTTTGTTTTATGAGTTAAAAAAGCCTTTTTACCTTTACTTGCTTGATTCCTATTGACCTGAGCCAATCTTGAACGTTGAACGATGGGCATGCCTTGTGGCTGTTCAGCTCGTTGTGGCCAATGATGCGGATCTGCGGAAACCTCGCGTGAAAGTCTCTCACATAGGCTGTCATGGCCTTCAGCTGTGCCTCTGTCCGCGTGTCCTTGGCCGTCTTGCCGTCCTCCGACACACCGCCCACATAAACCACATGGCGGCTCACCGTGTTGTAGCCCTTGGCACCGTTGGTCACCTCCCATGGATCCACCTCTGCGTCCTCGTTGTTCGCCACAAGGCGCTCAACCGTGCCGTCAAGGTGTATCATGTCCGTATACCCAACCTGCTTCCAGCCCCGGCCTCCTTCCTTCACCGGGGCTGTGTGCCAGTGGCGTATCTCGTCCGAGCTTACCTCACGGCCCTCAGGCGTGGCGGTGCAGTGAAGCACCAGGTATCTCATACTTGCCATGCCTAAACTGCCTTATAGTCGCTCATCATCACAACGCCTGCATCTTCCTTCTTGGGCATGCACACGAAGTAGTGGCGGAAGTTCACCTTGTTACGCTGATACTCCGGGTCGTTCTCGGCCGGGCTCCAGTACATCTTTGTCGAGCCCGTAGCCTTGAACACACGCGGCGTATAGAACGCAAACGAGCAGTGAAAGTCGCCTGCCGTTCCGCCCTTGTCGCCCACGGCCTTCTTCGTTCCGGCTGCAGCATAATAGGGAGTGTTCTCAAATTCGTAGATGTCGAAGCCGTAAAGCTTGCCCACCTTGCCCGTGCTGCGGTCTATGTTATACTGCTCCTTGAAGGTCTGGTCGGCCGACAAGAGGTCGTTCGCATGGTCCGTACACAGAACCAGGCGGCGGTTTGCTGTCGGTACACCCAGCTTGTCCATCGCTGCCTTCATGGCGAGCACGTCCTTAACCGTCATCTTCAGGCGGCCTGTCGTACCGTCCTTCTCGCCCGTGGTCTTCAGAACAGGGGTCTTCGCGCTGTTGCTCTTAGCGCACAACGCATGAGCGGCCTTGGCAAACTTCGCGTCGTTGATAGCGTTCGAGTGGCTCTCCTTCACACGCGAGATCTTGTCGTAGCTTATGCTGTACAGCTCGTCGTCGGTGATCGGGGTCACCTTTGTCTGGAATCGGTCAAGCTTCACAGCTATGTCCTTGTCGTCAAGTGCCTGCAGTGGGATCGGGTATGTCGTGTTGTTAACAAGCACCTCGGGGTCCACACCTACATCCACCAGGTGGATCACGTCGTCGTTCACGATGCTCGAATTGTCTGGTATGCCGTCAAGCCACGTTCCCGACACAAAACCGCGCAAACTCTTCACCAGCTCGCCGGTCCAGATCTCTTTACACACTCCCGCACGCAGCGCACCATGGGCCGTCTCACCGCTCAGCAACACACCCACACAGTTCATGCCCACAGCCCCAGCTATCGGCGACAGTCCCATCGCAGCAGCCAGAACGCCGCCAGTCACACAGTTGAAAAGCACTGCCATTAACAGTGTCATTAATCTCTTCTTTTCCATTCTTTTCTTTTTTATCGGTTTTTACTCTTTCACTTAACTATTGGATTCTTCACTCTTCGTTCTTCACTCTTCACTTAGAGCTCGCACTCCATGCCATACTCCGCCTTGTACAGGCGCTTATACTCCTCCGGCTGATCCTTGCGCAGTGCCAGCAGTTCCCCCTGAGGCACATCGCTCAGCTTCTTGTAGGTGGATGGCTGGTCGTTTGATGTTCCCGCATGCCCGACAAAGCCGCTCAGCTTCATCTGTGGCGACATGGCGGAGATGATGCGCTCCAGCTTCTCCTGGCCTATCTCTTTGCCGAGGTTCACAAACTCCTCCTTCTTCTCTGCGCCTATACGCTTCTCGACCACGGCTTTCTCAACGACGGCTGTGATGCTCGCAAGCGTCAGGGCCTCCTTCTCCTTGCGCAGGGTTTCGTTCTCTTGCTTGGCGGCGGTCAGCTCTCTAATCTTGGCCGCGATCTCCGCCTCTGTTGCCGTTTCCGGCAGCCCCAACTGCAGGGCACACTGTTTCTGTTCCATTTGTTTTTGTTTTTTATTGTTGTTCAACATTGGCAACGGGCATTCGCTGTCCTTGCCTAAGGTTATCTTCCGTCCGTCTTTCTGCAGCACGATGGCGTCGTCATTTGCACCCACGTCCACCAAGCTCACCTCAAACAGCTTGCTCTTCGTCACCGTCGGGCTCGTCTGCCCCTGCACAAGCAGTGCAGCGTCCTCGCTCGTCTCTAAGATGTCAAGCCCGGCACTCACCATCTTCAGGCTGCCAAACTCCCACTGCTTCTTGCATCTTACCGACAGCTCTGAGGCCTCGTCAAACATCAGCTCGCCGGTCACCTCGCCGTCATCCACTTTCAGATCCTTCACATAGCCTATCACGTTGCCGCGCTCGTGCATATACAGAAGCACTGGGTTGCGCTTATACTGCTCCACGTCCATACCCGCCGTCAGCACTCGGGTGCCGTAGCTGTTCAGACGGTCGTTGGTTATTCTTACGCGTTTCGCTTTATTCATATCCTTTCGCTTTTTTCCTGCAATATTACTAACTCCTTTTCCTACCGCCAAAAAACCGTGAAACCCTTGCACACTTCTATGCAACCCTTGCACACTTTTTTGCACAACCACCGAAATCATCCCACTTTTGCATAGAGAATAAGGGCTTGCTATGCCCTGACATTAACAATAAAAAAAACTTTTACAACATGACAAAGGCAGAAACAGAAAAGAAAAAGTCACTCGCACGCACGCTCTATCTCTCGGGCATGGAGCAGCAGGAAATTGCCGACAAGGTCGACGTTTCGCGCGTCACCATATCCAAATGGTGCACAGCCGAGGGATGGAAGGAGGCACGGGCAGCCAAGAACATCACACGACCAGAACTTGTCAACAAGCTCCTGCTAACCATCGACACGCTCATCACGCAAGTCAACACCTCCAACGACCCACAGCTCATTGCAGGACTAGGCGACAAACTCGCCAAGCTCTCGGCGGTCATCGAAAAGCTCGACAAGAAGGCAAATGTTGTCGATGCTATCGAGGTGTTCATGGCCTTCTCCAAGTGGCTCGAATACCGCTCGCAGACCGACCCGGAAGTCACACCAGAGCTTATGCGCGTCTTCAACAAGTATCAGGACTTGTATATCACAGAACAGATGGGCATAAAGTAAGGAGGGCAGCCTATGACAACTGTAGCGGAAAAGAATAAAGCCTACGACCAGTGGAAGGAGCGCTGCCGTCAGGTGCAGGCCATCACAGACACATCTCTTCTCAAAAGCGAAACGCCAAAAGAAAGAGACCATCGCATCAAGCGATTGCTCAACAACTACGCAGCCTTCTGCGAGTATTACTTCCCTCACTTCCTGCAATTGCGCGACAAGACCACAGGCAACGTCTTGCGCACCGTTCACAACGCGCCCTTCCACAACGAGGCTGCGCGCAAGGTGCGTTCCACCCCAGACCTCAAAGCGGTCTTCATGTGGCCGCGTGGTCATGCCAAGTCCACACACCTCGATGTTTTCATTCCGCTGTGGTTGATGTTCCAGCCCAAACGGCTCATCAATTTCATGGTCGTGGTCGGTAAGTCCGAAGACAATGCCGACCGACTCCTTGGCGACATCCAGGCTGAGCTCGAATACAACCAGCGGCTCATCGCCGACTTCGGACAGCAGAAGAACGAAGGCTGCTGGCAGGAGGGCGAGTTCAAGTCTAAGGGCGGTGTCAAGTTCCTTGCATGTGGTCGTGGACAGTCGCCGCGTGGTCTGCGCGACCGTGAGGCTCGTCCCGACTATATCGTCATCGACGACCTCGACGACGACCAGCTTTGTCGCAACGACAAACTCGTCAACGACCTCACTTCATGGGTCAAGGAGGCGCTCTTCGGTGCCCTCGATGTCGGACGTGGACGTTTCATCATGGTCGGCAACCTCATCAGCAAAAACTCCGTGCTCTACAACATCTCACGCACCAAGGGGGTCTTTCTTTCCAAGGTCGTGGCTGTCGATCGCAACGGTGAACCCGTCTGGAACGAGAAGTGGACCAAACAAGAGGCGCAGGCTTACCGCGACTTCGTCGGCTATCGGGCGTGGGAGAAGGAGATGATGCACAACCCCATCGTCGACGGAACGATCTTCCGCGCTGAGTGGATACGCTACAAGCGTCTGCCTAAGCTCTCTAAGTACGACATGATCGTGTGCTACACCGACCCTTCGTTCAAGTCCACTACGGCCAACGACTACAAGGCTTGCCGTGTATGGGGCAAAGTCGGTACCGAACTCCATCTCATCGACTCCTTCGTACGCCAGGCTACCGTCAGCGAGATGGTACGGTGGCTTTACGACTTCTACGAGCGCACTCGCGACATCGCACCCGTTCAGTTCTTCATGGAGGCCAACTTCATGCAGGATGTCATTCTCGACGAGTTTGCCGTCGAGGGCGAACAGCGGGGCTACCAGCTACCCATCATGCCCGACAAGCGAAAGAAGCCTGACAAGATTCAGCGCATCGAGGCCATCAGCCCGCTTTGGGAGCGTGGTTTCGTCTTCTATAACGAAGCGCTCAAGGACTCGCCCGACATGCAGGTCGGCATCGAACAGACGCTTGCGCTCGAACGGGGCAGCCGTGTGCATGACGATGCACCCGATGCCGACGAGGGCGCAATATGGATGCTTCAGCGCTGCTCAAGGCAGAGCATCTGCAAACCCATTTTCGGCAAACGACAGACAAACAAAAACATCTGGTAATTTTTTTTTCAATTAGAAAGGAGACTCTACACATGTTCATCACACAAGAAGACTACCGGGTCGTCATCGGCGAAAACGCTCTTAAGGTCGTCTCGCAAGCTTCACAAGAGATCCGTGACAATGCAGAACTCGAAGCGTGCGAGGAGATTGCTGGCTACCTACGGCCCAAATACGACACCGAGACAATCTTCGCTGCTCAAGGCGACGAGCGAAACAGACTCGTCGTCATGTACGCTGCCGACATCGCGCTCTATCACATGACGGCTGCCATGCCCCAGAAAATGGGTAGCGAGATACGAAAGGAACGCTACGAGCGGGCCATCAAGTGGCTCGAAGGCGTACAAGCCGGCAAAATCATACCAGACCTGCCGCTCGCCATCGACAGCGACGGCACACCCTGCGGCGACCTTCTCATTTTCGGATCACAACAACAGTTAAGACATAATTGGTGAGCAAACGAGAGCAGAGACAAAATTCATTTTGGCTTTGCCGAGTGCAGCCAACAATCAACAAAGTTAATTGGTAACACTATGGACATTAAGAACTTTTTTAGCGGCATGTTCACGCCATCACGCCACAACGTGCTGCACACACAATACGGCGACTTCAACCTCGCAAAGGCTTCCGACCGCAAGCGAATAAACAAGATGGTCATCGAGCTGCAGCGCACCACCGATGCGCTCACACGAAAGGACATCGCCGACTGGCACAACGCATGGCAGATGGCTATCAATGTCGACAACCCAAACCGGTCACGACTCTATGACATCTATCGAGACATCGAAATAGACCTCCATCTTTCAGGATGCGTAAGCCAGCGGGTGGGATTCGTCATGGCTAAGTCCTTCAAGCTCGTCGATGCCAAAGGCAACATCAACGACCAGGCACTCCACATCTTCGACCAGGCTTGGTTCAAGCAGTTGCTGAAATACGCGCTCGAAGCCAATCTCTGGGGACATTCTCTCATAGAGCTCGGAGACGTCACAACCGATGGCGATGGATGTCCATGCTACAACGATGTCAAACTCATACCACGAAAGCACGTCATTCCAGAATACGGACGGGTCATTCAGCAGGTAGGGCAAGACTGGACTTCTGGAATCGACTACCGGGCCGAACCGTTCACCGACTGGCTCATCGAAGCCGGACGCCCCGACGACCTCGGACTCTACCTCAAGGCGGCAACACAGACCATTCCGAAGAAGAACATGCTCGCCTTCTGGGACTCCTTCGGCGAGATCTTCGGCATGCCAATGCGTATCGCACGAACCACATCGCGCGACCCTAAAGTAATGAGCCAACTCGAAAAGATGCTCAAGGATGCGGGAGCAAGCCAGTACATGGTGGCGGGGCAAGACACCGAAATCGAATTTGTCGAGAGCGGAAAGGGCGACGCCTTCAACGTCTACGACAAGCGCATCGACCGAGCAAACTCAGAGCTGTCTAAGCTCATCATCGGACAGACCATGACCATCGAGGATGGTAGCAGCCTGTCTCAATCGCAGACTCACCTCGAGGTCTTCCAGAACCTCGTCGACAGCGACTGCACCATGCTGCGCGACATCGTCAACAATCAGCTCATACCGCGCATGACCAAACACGGCTTCCCGGTCAAGGGACTGCGCTTCGAGTGGGACAACGCTGTCGACTACACACCAGAGCAGCAGGTCGAATACGAAACCATGATCGCCGACCGTTACGATGTCGACCCAGCCTACTTTGCCGAGAAATACAACATGCCTGTAGGCGAACGGCGCAATACGCAACCCATGCCCACTAACGGCAACGACGATGATAATGACTCAAAGAAGCAGCCCCAAAACCCTACAACCTCTTTTTTCGACTAAGCCCCAGCGACTACCTGGGGCTACACCGACGATATGCCGAAATATTAGGCAATGACACCGGTCTTTCTTCCTTATGTCTCAGCAAAAAGGAAGAGGAAATTGATGCCATCGCCAAGAAATGGGCAAGTGTCATCAGTAACAAGTATGTGAGAGAAGACGCTGAAGAGGCTGCGCGAATTGCACTTAGGCATGGCATCAAGGAGTTACCGGAGTTGCGTGAGGTAGATTTGGGGGGATGGAAACGATTCCATGGATTGACTCGTGCAAATTTCCACCCTGCTATATGCGAGGGAGCACCCAGTATCATCAATGTGAATAAACGTGCTTATAAAACATGGGTAAAAGATAGCGAGGATGCAATCCGTGGGGGATGGTCTGCCCAAAGCAACTCTATCTTACACGAATTGGGACACTATATCGACTTTTGCAACGACCCCGATTATTTTCGCTCAGTAGAACACGAATGGACAATGGATAAAGCAGACAAGGAACTTATCAAAAAGCAACTTTCAAAGTATTCCCTTACCAATCGTGCTGAGTTTGAGGCTGAACTGAATGCAGCGATCATGAGGGGTAAGGTTCTACCAAAAGAGTTGCTTTCTTATTCTCACATGAATAAAGTTGATACCGAACTTGCAAAAAGTTTGCTTAGTTTGGGGGCTGGTGAAGACGTTTGTCTGCCAAGCGAAGATATTAGCAAGGGATTCAAGGACGCTATGAAGGTTATCTTCAACCAAAAAGGAAATTCTTTCTCTATCGACATCATGGCTGATAAAAATGTTCAAAGCTTGATAGAGGCTCATGCAACTGTCCTCGACCGCAACTTGCAACGCGTGGAAATGTCCGACATCATGCGCCAACGGCTTACTCGATCCAACTACATCTTCTCCGGCATCAAGACCTTCCACGAGCTCAACGAGGCGTTCCCTTCATTGCTCGACGAGAACGGCAATAGAAAACCGTTTGAACGCTTTTTGAACGACGTTCAGAAGATCAACGACACATACAACGCCAACTACCTCCGGGCCGAGTACAACTTCGTGCAGTCCTCTGCACAGATGGCAGCCAAGTGGGAGCAGTTCGCCGAAGACGGCGACCGCTACAACCTACAGTACCGCACGGCCGGCGACAGCAAGGTGCGGCCCGCACACGCTGCTCTCAACGGTGTCACGCTACCACCTTCCGACCCCTTCTGGCAGACATACTATCCACCAAACGGATGGGGATGCCGATGCAACGTCGTGCAGGTGCGAAAGGCCAAATACCCGGCAACACCCCACGACGAGGCAATGAAAAGAGGCGAAGAGGCTCTGCAAGACGACACAAAGGGCATCTTCCATTTCAATCCAGGCATACAGCAAAAGACCATGCCCGATTACAACCCCTACACCATTCGCCGATGCAACGACTGCGACATAGCTAAGGGTAAGTTGAATCTTGACAGAAAGCCTGTTGCAGACAACGAACTTTGTGCTGCTTGTCGATTGGTACATAAATGCGCCAATGCGTACACTGATTCAGGAAAAACAAATCTCTCTGTTGAAGACCGTGATACGATACTTGCAAAGCCTTTGGATGAACAATTCTTCACCAAATACATTGGTATCAAAGGAAAGGTGTTACAACACGAGTTGGCTTGCTCTACAGCAGAAGACTATAAGCGAGTTTTAGATGTGGCTATGGCTTTTGCCAATGAATATGGTGATTGCTTCCTCAATCCAGAAATTCGTTTCAATGCAAAAGAAGGAAGAAAAAAGGTCTATGACATGATTCCAGAAGACAGTAGGGCAAACCCAGATTTAAAAGTAGGTGAGTTTGGATATATTGATGTGAAATCACCTGAGAAAGTTATGAACTGTTGTCGTAATGCAAACCATGCTTCTGATGCGCAACACGCTTGCGTTTGTCTGACTGACCATTGCTTCAGAAAGCCAATTACGGAAAGACAAATCCAAGATAGGAACAAAGCTATTTGGGATAGTGAACAATATCACCATGACTACATCTTTTGGTATGTCAATGGCAAGCTCAGAAAATACAAGAGACCAATGGAATAATCCGTTGGTCTCAGGTTCTGCAACGTCGCAGGCTGCTTTCAGTGGTTTTCAGTATGTCGCTCCCACAATGCAAAGATAACAACAATTTCCAAATAAAACAATAATTATGAAAGAAAATATCAAAAAAATCAAAATCCCCACACCCACAACAACCACAATATTATGAAACAATGCATCATGATCGACGGCGTCGAGATTCAATACACCATCGAGACCAAAGACATTTTCGCAGTCCTCGGATCTGTTTACATTTACCGCCCCGTCACCTTCCTCGACACCATACGAATCATATATAGAGGGCTGCTGCGCAATTGTGGCTACACTTTCGACGAGTTCCAGGCGGCTGTCATGAAGGGCAACATCAGACCATCAAAAAAGAGGGGACATTATCCCCTCTCTGTTGCCACTCTGCGCATACGCAACAGAGTCAAGTCCATCAATAAGCAGTTCCTGCAGTCACGAACGCCTCGTTAGTCACAACCGCTTCAGAGCAACATACTGATACACCTCGATGCTCTCAACGATCTCCTCGTGGTTATGGTTCGTCACGCTCTGCACAAGGTCAAGCTCGCCGAAGCTCTCTCCCTCAAGGTTCGCCAGTCGGCGGTGTATCTTGTCCGGAAGGTCAAACACCGCCAAGGCGTCTTCCTTGCACTCACTTCCCGCGCTCGCGTCGCCTGCCCAGTCCGTCACTATATGCAGCGTCAGACGTGGTTCTGCCCGATATTCCACACCGTTCACTATTGGCTTCCAGTCTATCTGACCAAACTCCACAAACACAGCCGGGCGTTCCCAACTCTCTTCCTGCTCTATAAACTCCACGTTGCGGTTCCACAAGTCTATATGCTTTATCTCGGCTATCGCTCCAAGTTCCCTGCACAGCAGGTCATAAAGTTCCTTTCTCATTTTTTCGTCTTGTTTTCGTCTTATTTTTGTCTTATTTCAAATTCCTTATTGAAGTATTCTGTTATGTTCGCTTCCACTATCTCCCTCACTGCCTTTTCCACCTCTGGCGACTCTCCCAAAAATCTGCGCCTCGGTATCTTTATGCTCTTGCCTTCTTTCATCAGGGCCATGTGCTTCCAGAACTCTGCCTCCGTGCTCAGCCTCACAGTGCGCTTGTCGTTACGTCGCTCACCGTTCTTCTTGCGCCCGAACGCTCCCGTCGCCTCATAATACTTGTGCCAGAAGTAGCCCTTCATCTTCTTCGTCACCTTTATCTCGCCACCGTCGTTGTGGATGGATGCATAAGGCAGGTTCGTGTAGAACGTTATGCTCGTATCCGTCGTGCGGCTACTGATGCTCTGTCTCAGTCGGCCCGTGTCTATCAGTATCGAACCGTCAGACCGTATCGCACTGCTCCTGCGCTGCCATGCCTCGCTGAAGAAGGCCTGACGCTCAAAGTTCTTGTCAAACTCATCACTCAGTTCCACCCTAATATCCGACAGAATGTTGCGGATAATTTTCTGTACGTCTTTGTTCATCGTCATCGTCAAATTATTGTGCAAGTGAGTGCCATCGAGCTTGCTCGTTTGGCCGAGCGAAGCCAATAATCACTCTGTAAATTTAAGAAACATCTCCACCTCTTTGGGCACGTCTTTCTTAGGATCACAAGAGGCATTGATAAGGTTATAAAACGTCCGCTCACAGATACCATAAACAGGATACACATACCTTCGCCATATCTCGCGGTTGCTCAGACCGCTCCTGACATGCTGGTCGTATATCCTATTTATGTCTCTTACACGTTTCTGATAGCTCGCGCCGCGCCTCTTTACCATAGACAGTTCTACACCTTTTAATAATTCGCAAATATAAACCTTTATCGTTAAACCGCAAGCAAAAAGCCACCTAAATCTCTCATATTTAGGTGGCTTTCCTCAATTCCCGCTCTCCATTTCCGTAGAGAGCCTCTAAAGTCTGCAGAAGCTCGGCTCTATACGCACCCACACGCCCGTCTCTGCATTGCGCTTCGAGAAGTAGTAGTTCGTCGCCGTGTTCTGCACCACATTGGCCTCCTTAAACAGCTGCATGATCTCCGCATACTCACCGTCAAACTTATCCTCCAGCTCATACAGCTTCGAGATGCTCTTATAGTCAAGGTCGCCCGTCTTGTTGCGCTCCAGCAGCGTCATCGCCATCTGATACATCGGGTCCTCCACGCCCTTCTCGCTCGCAGCCATATATCGCTTCAGGTAGTCAACAAGCCGCTCAGCTGCAAGGTCTGCACGCTCGTCAAAGCCCTTCACCTTGTTAAATTTCACCTCAAGCTTGAAGTCTCCGTCCGTGATCGTGTAGCTCTGTTGGCCCTCGTTCTTAACAGCCCCATACTCGCGCATCACTTTTGTGAAGGCTGAGGTCTCACCGTCAAGCCATTTCTTGAAACCGCTCACCGTCTGCTCCACATCGTTCACCCTCGTCAGCACGTCATACATAAACTGACCCCTCAGAGCCTCATAGCTCTCACGTTTTGCCACGCGGTCATTCTGAGCCTCACTCTGAAGCTGGGCAAGCAGCGCTGCTCTCTGTTCCTTACTCATGCCTTTCAGCAATTCCAAATTCTCGTTCTTTGTTTCCATTTCTCTAAAATTAAAAGTTTAACATTCAATATTCATCACTCTCCAAGTCACCACCGTCAAGTTCCCTTTCCAGCTCATACTCTATAAGCTCCAAAAACTCAACATAACGGTTGATGTCTACCTCATTGTAAGCAACACCATGGATAAAATCCATTACACGTTTCACTTTCTTATCCATATTTTTCACTTTTCACTCTTCACTCTTCCCTCTTCCGTCTCATCGCCCTGATCTTAGCGTTCAGAGCGTTCAGCTCTTCAGTATCCAGCTCTCGGAACACCTTCCCGGCAATGCGCTTGTCCTTACAGAAAGCGTCCACAGCCTTCCAGTCTGCCGTGTTCACGCCCCACAGCTGCATCTGGTGCAACACACCGCTGCGGGCCTTCTTCAGGGCCTGAAGCAAAGCAGCATGACGCTCGTCATAGCCCGACACACGCTCCATCTCCTTGCACATCAGCTCATACTCCTTATAGCTCATCTGCCGCAAGTGTTCTGTACGACCACCTGTAAACTGCCTCACAAGTGTCTCCTTGTCTGCACCGGGCAGACGCTTCAGCAAACCGTAAAACCTGCCGTAGTTATCTATGTGCTTCATATCCTGCCTCCTTTTCTTTCCATTTCAGCCACGACTCACGGGCAACGACAAGCGCCGTCGGAATGTCCCATGACAGACCGTCTGCAGGTACCAACGGCACGTTGTTGTAGCACAAATAAACCTCGCCGTTAAACTCACGAGCCTGAACACGCTCTTTGCTCTCTCGCTCCAAGGCTGCCGACTTCTCTGCGGCCTTTCTTTCTCTACGGGCCTTGCGCTCTGCGCTAAGCCACAACTTGATCTTTTCTAAAATTTTCATTTCGCTTTTATTTTTCACTTTTCACTCTTCACTTTACTTGCTTTCCACTTGATGGTCACTTCGGCGTCCATCTTGCCGCTGCCCTCACAAACAGGGCAGATTTTCCATTCGCTGTCGTTAGGGCTGCTACGGTCGCCTAAGAAACCACCCTGACCATGACAGTATTCGCAAGTATATCCTCGGCTCTCGATCCGTTCTTCCTTGCTGCCATACAAAGGTGGCGTCAGCCATATCATTCGATGCTTATTGCTCATACTTTTTTACCTTTTTACCTTTAAAAGTTACTTTCTCATAAGTGTGCCATTGGATGATCCGTGACGCAAACATCAGGTCCTTCGTTTCCAATACAACACACCCTTTGGTCTTCTGGCTGCGGTGCACCTTCAGGTCACATTGCCAGCTACTCTCCAACCATTCGGTCATCACGCTCTCTGCCTGACTCTTCTTCAGCAGGATATATATCGTGTCGCCCTGCTGGTAGTCGTTCATGTCTTTACTCATTGTTTTATATCTTTACTCCAATATTCTTCTGCTCGATCTGCCCATATCGTGTAATAACCCTTGTCACCGAAATATCGCCCTTTCGATATGGCTCTATATCCCTCCACCCATATCTTCAGCGAGGCGTCAAACATCACGCTCACCGCTGTACGACCCTTCGGGCGTGTGCCCTCGGCCTGGCTGATGATGACGAGCAGCTTGTTGGGATGACGGGACTTGAATGCCAGATAGTCCTCAAAGCTCATGCCCGTATACTGATAGGAGTCTATCACCACCGTGTCGGGGCTTTTCCTTTTCGACAGACGCTTGTCAAGGTCCTCCATGCTCTCGGCATCCAGCAGCACCATTCGGCGTGCCACGTCCTGCATTCCGGCTCGTATAAAGGCGTTCTTCATCGTCAGACTCGAACCTTCCTCTAAGCTGTCATAAGCCACTCGCCCGAATCGGCATAGCTCCTTGCACAGCTTCAGCACAAAACTCGTCTTGCCGCTTCCGCTCCTGCCCCACACAAACCATACGCCGTTACGCTCAGGCTCGCCGAAAGCAGCCTTCCATTCGTCGCTCAGCTTGTAGGTCTGCTTCTTCATCGCAAGCAGCTCGCTCACGCTTATCGCTCTTTTCATGTCATTTGAATGTTATTTGAACACCGTTCAAGCGTCCATCTGCTTCACTCTGTGTACACCTTTCTTCACCCTGCGCAGGTCGAAGTCATACTGCTCAGCGTCCTTCACCACCTCCGCTATCTTCTTGCGGTCGGTCAGCCCGTTCGCCACGCATATCGCATAAACATCGTTCGGACTTGTCTGCTCCAGCTCGAAGAACTTGCGTCCTATCCTGGAGTGTATCTCGTTATAGCCTTTCTTGTCATAACGCAGCCCCATCTTCATCCTGCGCTTGATATACGAGGTCGAGAAGAACACGATGCCGCATTTGTCCTCAAGTCTGTTATACAGGTCTATGAAGTAGTGAAACACCCTTTCCGTCAGCTTGTCGGCTTCGTCAAACAGCAGCAACGGGCTCTCTGTCTGTATCAGCGCACCGATGATTGCGTCAAGCATGTCTCTTATCGTCATGCCCTCTGTCCTCAGTCCTATCTTCTTCGCAATGTCGCGTATAAAGTCGCTACGCTTCATGTCTTCCGAGCACAGAATATAGTAGGCTCCGCTGTGCTCACGCTCGTAAAGCCGCGCTGCCGTGGTCTTGCCGCATCCGGCTTCACCCACCACCCAAGTCACGTTCTTCCACTCCTGGGCGTCACTCATCGCGTAGGCCATCTCCTTCGCAGCTGTCGTGTCCACAGTCTGCCACTCGCCCGGCGCCTGGCTCCCCACCTGCGACGCTATCTTCTTCCACATCTCGTCGCTGATGTTCTCCCACTTGCCGCTCAGTATAGAGCTCACCGTTCCCGCACTCGTACCGTCCAGACTCGCCGCAGCCTTATTCTGACTCGGATATTTTGCCACATAGAGGCGCAGAGCCTCACATATATCTTTCTTCTGTTTCTCGTTCATAATCAAAAAATTAATAACTAATAATTAATAACTAATAACTAATAACTAATAACTAATCAAAGTTTCGACGCTATCTTCTTCTCCGGAAGTAGCGGTATCCTCTTTTCATCCGCGCTCCCGCTGTCGATCACATCCAGCCAGTCGTCAAGGCTCAGCGATTTCGTGTGTCTTCCGAGCTGATACGTCTCAGGCGGCTTCGAGTAGTGCTCCATTCTGTGCTCTATCTGCCGCTGCACCGCAGCGTTCGCGCCCTTCAGCTTCGGCGAGTTCAGTCCCTGCTGCTCCGCATCCATACCGTGCTCCGCAGCTATCGTCCTGCCCTCCACAGTCCGCTCTATGCGGTCCTGAAGGTTCGCCTCCTGCTCCTGCCTGATAAACTTCGCATCCTCCGTCTCCTGCTGGTCTTGCAGTGCTCGGTGTATCACCACATATGGCTCTGCCGTCCGCTCAAAGCGCAGCGAGCCGTCTGCCCCCTTCGTGTAGAGCCTTATGCTCGCAAAGTCGTATGGGTCATAAGCCACCACAAACCTCTCGTAGGTGTGCTTCCGTCGCCAGGCATGATCCGGAACACCAGGTGTACTGAACACCTCGTACTGCCGCTTCTCGCCCTTCACCGTCACCTGCAGGCCCTGGTCCGTGAACGTCGCCATGCGTTTCGTAAACACCCAGAACATGTCCACCATGTCGTGCAGCGTCACTTCCTGGGTTTCCTCGTTCACGCTCTTCTCATACATGTCTATCCTACGCTCGCCAGTGGCAGGGTGCACACCCTCGTTCCATTCCTTCCGGGCTGCGGCATAGGCATCTTTCAGCTCCTCCAGAGTGTACAGACTGTCCTTGTTGGCTTCGACAAACTCCACGTTCGGCCTGCTCGACGCCTTCTTCGCCGTCACGTTCTGACCCGTGAAGCGCCAGTCCTTGTGCAGCACCTGAGCCTGAAACCGTCCGAACACGCTCTCTATCGTCTTCGACTCGCCGTTGTAGGGCTGTGTCGGTCTGTGTACCCTGCAGATCTTCCCGATAAAACCGTCCGAGTCAAGCTTCTTGTGGCCGCCCTGGTTGTCATAAACAATCTCATAAGGCTTGTGTCCGCTCTTCTGGATTGCCATGCGGTAGGCGTGGTATTGGGCCTCATAGTCCTCTGTGTCGCTGATGCAGTAGCCCAGAAGCACCTCGCTCATTGCGTCGATCACTTCATACACCTGGGTCGTCCGCACCTTGCCCTGCTCGTCCCTATAGTAAAGGTTCAGCTTCGTGCCGTCACCATACCATAGCGTGTCCCTGCGTGTCGGAAGTGCCGTCTTGTGCTTTCTGCCGTAACGCTGACGGGCTGCCTGCTCGCCATATACGGCGTCATACCATAAAGGCTCAACCGACGGGCTGTTCAGCCATTTCTTCATACCGCTTAGGCTTCTTATCGGCTTCCAGCCTCTTTCCTCGGCTATCTCGTTTGCCTTCTCAAACAGCTGCGCGTCGGTGTACACAGGCACCTTGCTACGCTTCAAAGCCACAATCAGTTTCAGAAAGTCACCGGTTATCTTCAGTGCCGAAGAGTTGCCCAGCTTGCCGCTCACCACGCTCTGGTAGCCATCGGACTTCCAAGCCTTCAGTCGCGTCTTCAGTCGCGCCAATGTGCCCGGGAGCGTGTGGCCGTAGCTCTCGCGCATACGTTCCGAACTGTCAAGTATCAAGTCCCACGCACCCGACATCGGAGCATTCAAGCTGCTGCGGATGGCCTGGCGTCTTGCCGCCATCTTCTCCAGCTCGCCAAGCACCGAGGCGTTGATGGTATATTCCTCTATCATCTTCTCCGTCAGGTGGCGTTCCTGCCCGTCCTTGTCAGTATAGGTGTAAGCCTCATACCACTCACGAGCCTTCGCGTCAAGCTTCACGTTCTGTTTCATCATAGCTTCTCGCATCATCTTCTCTGGGTCGCCGTACAGCACAACAAACCTCCGTCTGTACTTCTCCGGAATACTGCTCCACACATACAGCGCCTGAGTCCCCTCGCCACCGCCACGCCTCGCACAAGCAATGTTGCTCCTGCATACGTTCTGACGCAAGGTGCTCGCCTTCATCACCGGCTCAACACCACCCGTCAGCTCGGCAAACGTCACGCACAATATCTTGTTGTAGTACTCCATCTCCGTTATTTATTTTATTATTCTATTATTATCCCCCTACACTCTCCCCTCCAAAAGGCTTAGTAAGGCTCAGAAAGGCCCAGCAAGGCACATTCCCCAAGCCCCAAAGGCTTAGTAAGGCTCAGAAAGGCCCAGTAAGGCCCATTCCCCAAGTCCAGCAAGCCCTTAAAAATGGCTCTCAATCATCTTCTGAACTCTCTCAATGGTCTTAATGCGAGCGTTCTCCACACGCTCCACAACCTCACCCTTCTCATTCTTCACCTCCAACAGCCCAGTGCGCTTGTCAGCCTCCCACATCCAGCCGTTCTCGAAGTACTGCTTCATCATGCCGTCAGATTCATGGATCACCTCGCTCTCTGGAGCGCAGCACATAACAAAACCTCCCCTCTGCAAAGCAAGATTCCTGATCTTCTTCGCCAGCTCACTCTGACCCTGAGTAGGGTGGTAGTTCAAAGCGTAGCTCACCATCACCTTTGTCACACCAAAAGCCTTGCACAGAAAGTCACGCTGATCACGAGTCACTGATATAACCTTTTTCATATCCATCTTTTTTTAGTTTATTAATCCTTAGCGCTGCAGGTGGGAGTCGAACCCACAAGTCTCCTCAGGCATCAACCCTGAGTTGCATTCTCCGACATGCTCCTGCAGCTGCGGTCTTTCCCGCCGTCATCCGAGACCGCCCCTGCCGACTATCCAGTGCAAAGGCTGACTATCCAGTGCAAAGGCTGACTATCCAGTACAGCCTCTTGGGCTTCCATTTGTTATCCTTCAATCTTCTTACCCTCGGCTATCTCATCCGTATAGCTAAATTCGCCGAACAACAACAATACAGGTTCTCCTACACCCATGACCCATTCACCCCGGCTATTCTTTTCACCATCTGGGGATGGAACAACCTTGTGAATACTACCAGGGGTCAAATTCGCGAAAGCTTTACCACAAGCAGCACATCGAATCACCTTCACATAACTTTTAGCAAGCTTTCGAGCCCCTTTACACATAGCCGCTTTCTTCCTGTCGCGCTCAGCTATCTCCAACAAGCCGAGAGTATAACTTTTGCCTCTAAGCCCACAGTGCTTACACCTAAATTCATCGTAGATTCCCCTACGGCTTTCCTTTCCAACTTGGTTCATTTTTTCCCAGTCGTGACCATTCTGTAAAAAATTCAATATAAACATACTCCTTATTTTAATTGCAAAAATTCGTTATTCTCGGCCTTTTTCACTATCTTTGGCCGCGCGTTTAATCTTAAACACGCTGCAAAGATACAATATTCTGTATTAAACACCAAATTTTTCGGGCTAAATAATTCAATATTCTGTATTATGGAAGCAAAAAACGACGTCTCCGCCCGTTTTATAGAGGCATACGAGACACTTTTAAGAGATAAAAAAGTAAGCGACAAACGTGATTTTGCCGCCAAGTTAGGTATTAGCGCCTCTATGGTCACAGAAATCTCCAAAGGGCGAAGTAGTGTTGGTACTTCTGCAATACAGAATATTGTATTACAATTCAATATTGATGCTAAATGGCTGCTCACTGGTGAGGGAGCAATGCTTCAGGAAACAAAAAACAATAATGCGCCAACTTCTAAGCGCACTGTTGAGATAGCCCGCCATGCTCCACACGGCAGCAGCGAGGGCATTCCACTCATACCGCTCGATGCAGTCGCCGGTTTTCCTGCCGAAAGTGGCGGTGGTGTGCGTCTGGAGGACTGCGAGCGCTATGTCATACCAGAGTTCGAGAACAAAGGGGCAAACTTCCTTATCCGGGTGTCTGGCGACTCCATGGTGCCGCTATATTATAGTGGCGACCTCCTCGCTTGTCGCAAAATCACAGACATCCGCTTCTTCCAATGGGGTACCGTCTATGTCCTCGAAACGAGCCAGGGGGTACTCGTCAAACGCGTGCAGGAAAGCGTAGATCATGCCGACAGCATTCTATGCGTATCGGAAAACAGCAGCGTTCATCACCCCTTCCTCCTCCCACGCAACGACATACGCAGTCTGAGCATCATTGTCGGACTCGTCCGCCTCGTCTGATACTCACGTCACACGCATCACGCACACGCTCCACACCGCAAAACGTGTCGCGCACGCACATACATAGGTATAATAGGGTAGCAAAGCAGCCAAAACCCCGATAAACAGGGCGCTTCCGAGATTACACAAAAGTTCGGGACATGCCAAAACGGGGGATTATCCCCACCCTCTAAACGCCCATTTTCAAAGCCAATCGCACAAAACAAGGAAATAAACGGGGGACAATCATCCATTTTCAATGTTAAAACTGTCACCCCAAATGTCACACCAAGTAAAACATTTCGTTTTTCCTTGTCACACCAAACGTCACCCCAAGTGTCACCCCAAACCCGAAAAACGCCCATTTTCACCCCTCTCAGAAGCCCCCAAAACGCAAAAACGGCTTGACCACTGTTCAAATCAGTGTTCAAGCCGTTCAAATACCAATAAATCAGCGTTTTAGCCGTTTAAGCCATCCTCTTATCCGTCTAAACCATCCTCTTATCCGTTTAAACCATCCTCTTATCCGTTTAAACCATCCTTATTCCTTCTCCTTCTCCGTCCTGACTCCTCTTATCAGCTCTCCCTGCTGGATCATAGCCTTTTTATTGAGTATAACGCCTCCATCAGCCAGTCCGGCGTGCAGCAGCGAGCTTTTCTTTATACCCACCTCATCCTCTGTCAAAACCGTATAAATCGCCGATATTGAGCCAAAGTAATAGTTCTTCCGCCCATGTATCAAATGCACATGTATAACCTTTGTCATAACCATTCCTTTCTGTTTCCTAATGCTTTCATTTTTCGCTTGCAAATATACCAAATAATAACTATTTGGAAGAATTTACAATCATAAATAACAAGAAACAAGCATAAAAAATCAAGAAACAAGCATAAAAAATCAAGAAACAAGCATAAAAAGTCAAGAAACAAGCATAAAAAGTCAAGAAACAAGCACAAACAGTCAAGAAACAAGCAAAATAAAAGGCATGACCGCAGCCACACCTCTTCTCATTCAATCACCAACCAAGCAAGCCGTTTTAAGCCCCACCAGCGCCCACTCCCATGCCCAACCGATAAAACACCAACATGAGCAGCCATACGCGCCATGAAGCCCACGAAATGCCCACGAAAGCCAATCAACCACCCAACACAACCCACACAACAACATTCAATATAACATTCCACACCGCCATGTAAAGCAATCTCCTTCAAACACCGTTCAAATCCCCCTCAAATGTAAACCAAATGTAAACCCAATATAACGTTTCGTTTTTCCCTTACATTTCGCCCATCAACCTCAAACCCTTTGTAAATCAACGCTTTCCCCGATTTCTGTCTCACTCCACTTTTATACGTTTCGTTTTATCCCCCTTAGAAGCGAGGATTCTCTTCTGGATAATGGAGTTGGCTTAGCATCTTGAGCATAATGCTACGAGCTTCTATATCAATGAGTTTTCCTTTCCCCATATATTGGAAGGTCTCTTGATAGCGGAAAAGGACTTTATTGACAGTTTGCCCACTTGCTACTTTTTGAATATTCTCAAACAGTTTATCTCTACTATTAGCTTCTTGTGAAGGAGCAGTCTTGGAATATACCATATTACCCCATTCTTCATCGTATTCTGCATGACTATATTGTGCAACATTCATGACGGATTCGAATCCATCCATAGTGCCAGCTGATAGAATGTTCCATGGAATATCAATTTGCTTTTTCCCGAAGAACTTGTTGAGGTCGTTTAGCACTTTGTTGATAAACCCACATTCCTCAGGATCTTCTGCATTCATCTTGCATTCAGCATCAAGTATGATTGCTGAGTAATCTTCACAATTGTCATAGAGAAGCTTACGGGCATCTTGCCAGTTGCTTACGGGGCAGAGGTCTATGTCATAGGCCTCTGCTTTAATTTGATAACCTTCTACGAAGTCTGGATCAAAAGCAACTTGATCATCTACCCATAGAACTTTATATGTTATATTGTTCAAGTTTCGGATTTAGAATTCAAGCCGTTTGAGCATACTCTCTAAGTGCAGCCAATCT